CATATGCTTATCACTGCGTAGAGGTACCTCTAGATACTTAGCATTTGAATCCACAATATCAGAAAGAGCCCAAGGAGTACCGTGCTCTTCTTGCCACTTACCATAAAGCACACCCATCTCAGCAAACCAGTTCTGCCACTTAGCATGGATGGTATGGCCCTCAGCAAAGATAGATGCTAGGCGTGCTGTTGGCTTATCACGGGTCTCTACGTAGTTACCTTTAATAGCGTGGTACTGTGCGAGAGCACACCAGTCGTCTTTAATAATATCTGAAGGATGTATATAACTCATGTCACGAGCATCAAATGGACGTGAGATTACATGGCGTTCAACTGAACCCATGAGGCGAGTATCTCTCTTACTCGCTGCAAGGAAAGCTTTTAAATCTCCACTGGCGATAGTTCTAGGTTTGCCCATACTTTCTGCCCTCTTTCTCCAACCACTCTTCTAGAGTGATTCCCAATTTCTTAAGCTTACGCTCTGTAGCATTTCTTTCTCTGTGTGACATACCGCCAAAGATTCCATGCTGCTCTACGTTTAGTATAGCCTCCTTGAGACACTCTTGTCTAACCGGGCAAGGAGGTCTACCGTCTGTACCTAAACAAATTGCTTTTGCTTTGTCTGCGATAGGCTTGTACAATGCTTTATCTCTAGGAGGAAAGAAAATTTCCGTATCCTCATTCTGACACTTAGCATCATATCGCCAAGTCCATGACGGGTCGTCAGGGTAACGCAAGACCATTTATTCACCTAATTCGTTGTGGCCCCCCACAGGAACATTGTACATGGCATCTGTCAATTCATGAAAATGGTGTTCTTGAATGATCACATAGTCTTGACCATCTAGGTGAAAAGCCAATACTGGCTCCCGGCTGTCTAGGATAGCCTCTGTTGTGATCTTCTCTAGGATCTCTGATTGGATACTGAAGGACTTCTTACTAGTCCACTTATGCTCAAAGAGATAGTGGTCATTGCGTACATCGCCCTTACGGCTCCAGAATGCCCCCGAAGCAGCACTGCGCTGGCCACCCGTTAGGGCAGCCAGTCGCTTCTCGTGCTTTAGGGATTGTTTCTGTCCCTCACTCTTCGCCATCTTCGGCCTCAATCATTAGGACCGGATTGATACGGAGAGTATCCATTACAGCCTTGCTGATCTCTTCGCTGAGATCAATCTCTTCTCTTAGAGATTCGATAAGGTTCTGAGCACCCTGCCACTTGCGGTCCTTGTAGTACATCCAGCCACCACGGCGTTCGATGATACCGTTTAGAATACCTAGGGCTACGATCTCTTTACCGGTGTCATAGCTACCAGCATCAATAGCACCGCCGTCTGAGAAGTAGAAATCTAGATAGGCAGCTTGTTGTGGAGGATATGTCTTATTCTTAATGGTACGTACACGGATAGTCTGACCTACCCGGCGCTTTTCCTGACCAGTACCGACCTCTAGCCAGTCATCACGCTTTACCTCACAGCGAACGCTGTAAGCGTAATCCTTACCCTGTCCTCCAGGAGTTGTACGAGGATCGCCATGCATTACGCCGATCTTCATACGATACTGATTAATCATAAGTCCTAGAACAGGGCGCTCTGATTCAATCAAGTCACGCTTAGTAGCTGAGCTAACCTTACGGAAGAACTTGTTGGTCTGAAGTGCTCCACGACCTACAGTAAACTCTCCCATTTCTTTTTCATCTTCAGCATCAGGTACAAGAGCGGGAAGAGAATCAACAACGACCATATCAACAGCTTTACTCGCCATGAACTGGATAACCGAGTCAAAGGCATCCTCCATACTATTAGTTTCAATTAGAATTAGACGTTCGTTATCTACGCCACACATCTCAGCGTAGTCAGGATCAAAGTCTTCAGCTGCAACCCATACGGCAGTGAAGTCTGGGTTCTTAGCCTGGTTAGCTGCAATGGTGCGAAGAGCGATAGCTGTCTTACCATGTGATGCTTCACCTACAAGCTCAACCCAACGATTCATAGGCCAACCGCCACCAAGAACAACGTCTAGTGTTAGAGACCCGGAGGTAATACGCTCAGGCATAATAGCTTGGCTGGCAGTAATAACTGTTCCAGGTCCAAGCTTCTTGTTAATCATTGCTACGAGCTTCTGTGCTTCGGCATTAATAGCCATTATCCGATCCTATCTACGATGACGTTTGGATTAAAACCGTTTCCTTGTGAAGGCTGTTTGGCAGGAGTTGCTGAACCGCTACTGCTACTAGGAAGGCCAGCACCACTACCTTGCTGAACCTTTGGATAGCCACAGTCATAACAACGCATAACGTCGAAAGAGCCAGACTGTGTTGACTGAACACCAACCTTCATATAGTTACCGCTGTAGCAGTTAGGGCAGGAAGTCTTTGTCTTCTCACTCTGTGCTGAAGTCAGTAACTGATCCCTGTTTGGATCGTAAGTAACCGGAGAGTTACCTTGTTGCGGACGATACGGAGTTCCTTGGTACGGCGTTACAGATGGAGTACTTGGAGAGCTAGATGCAGGAGGATTTCCATTAGCTAGCTTATTTGCCCACCAATCACTGGCCATTGCGATGTCCTTTCTCTTCTAATAGATCTAAGCTAAACAACGTTGATACACACGATAGGGTTGAAGATAGAGCTACCAATCTAAAGAGCTTGGTTAGGTTATCTAGATCTTCTTTACCGAACCCCTCTTCTTCTGATTCCTTATCTTCTAACATATAAGCTGCTACCGCAATCTTTGCGGAGATCTCTGCATGAGAGTCTATAAAGGGAATCAAGTGAGAGAAACGCTGTAAGCGATCTTCACTAGCCCGCTCTTCCATCTCAGCAACCTCATCTGAGATAGGAGGTAAACCCATCTCATAAGCGATATCTTCTGCTGGCATCAGCATTGAATCATAAATAACTTGACGAATCAATACCGGAAGAGGAAGGTGCTTTTCTCTAGCATCGGTGAATGAGACCTTATTGGCCTTCTTCTTACGCTTGAACACTACTTAGCCTCTCCCCAACGGTTAACTACTTTAACATCAGCTAACAACGGGATGTTGAGCGCTGTAATACCTTCCATAGCTGCACGGATCGCAGCCTCTGTTTCTTCTGCGAGATGATCCGGAGTAACCGTAACAAGCTCGTCATGAATAGTCAAGATTAGGTTTGACTCACTAGGAATCATCTTATGAGCTCTGATCATAGCTAACTTAATGAAGTCTGCTGAAGAGCCTTGGATCACCGTGTTAAACGCCTGACGTTCAGCTCTAGAGCGTTCCCATGGAACACTCGAACGAAGATCTGGCAGATAACGACGGCGACCCATAGCTGTCATAGCGTAGGGAACTGGTCCACGCATACGACTCTCACGGATGACCTGCTTCTTGTACCGAGTTACCGAAGGGAACTTAGACATGAAGCTGTCCAATAGATCACGTGCCTGCGTTACTGACACACCGATAGATCCAGCGATCTTATCTGGTCCAACGCCGTACATCATAGCGAGTACTAGAGTCTTAGCAGCTGAGCGGTCTACGCCAACAGTATTACCGATGGTGGTATAGATATCTACACCCTCCATATAGTTGTTACACAAGATCCGGTCTTTGCTAAAGGAAGCTAGAACACGAGGTTCAATCTGTGAGTAATCGGCTACAACAAGCTTATAGCCCTCTGGAGCGATAAAGAGATTACGAATAGCCTTACCATTTTTAGTACGTGGGTTTGGCACATTCTGTAAGTTAGGATTACGACTGGAGAAACGACCAGTCTCAGCACCATACTGAATGAAGTCTGTATGGATACGGTTCTTAATCATAATAGACTTCTTAGCAAAGGTCTTAGACTTACCCGCAGTTGTGCGAGTAATGTCTCCACCAAGATATGGAATAACGTAGGTGGTTAAGAGCTTGTTAAGGTCTGAGTATTCAAGCAGGGCGTCTACTAAGGCATCCTTACCAGCAAAGACTTTGATTGCTGGCTCAGATACCGAGTAGTCGGAAATCGTTGGGGCAGTGCCGGAATCCACACGCTTCTGCCCCGCAGGTGTTAAGGTCTTAGCACGTAGGCCACGACCCCCCTCGTCCTTCTTAGAGAACAAGAGCTTCTGCTTTTCAGGAACACTATTAATGTTGAAAGCTTTACCTGCAAATGTATAGATCTTAGCCTTAGTTGTTTCAAGCTGAACTTCTAGATCAGCCTTGAGTAGAGCCAGGGCGTCAACATCAATGTCAGCACCATGCAGCTCCATATTACAAATTACTTCTAGAACATCCATCTCAAGATTGAAAATGCCAGAAAGCTTGTCTGTCTGTAGATCTGTAGAGAACTTCTTGTAAAGTTTCCAAGTCCACTCAGCATCTAAACCGGCGTAGGTAGCTACTTCATCGAAGGAGTACTTCTCTACTTCTTTACCTACACCCTTAACCATGTCGTAACCAAGCTCACGCTTTAAGCAGTCAGCTAAGCCTAGGTGAAGGCTATTACGTGTATTAAGAACAAAAGCAGCGTTTAGCGTACAGAAGTACTTCTTAGCAGGAAGATTCTTCAAGTACTTAGTTACGCTCTGTAAATCAAACTTTAGGTTGTGACCAATCTTTAGCATGTCTCCTGTGAAGAGAGGCTTAAGGGTCTTAAATACTTCTCCAGCAGTTAACTGGTCTGGAGCCTCTGTGAATACTTTGGTTGCCTTACGCTCGTCCTTGCTGTAGTCAGATGGACGGATAGGCAAGCCTTTGAGCATACGCTCTTTAGCTGAAGGTAGTAAAGGGAAGTCGGTACGAATATAGTCACCATTAGGATGACCCATAGGAATCACATCTACACGGCCCTCCGTAGCAAGTGCGATCCATGTGACGATATTTAGACGTGGATCTCCTCTGTGATCTCCCACAGTTTCTACGTCAAATACAAAAGCATCTTGCGCCATGTAGGCAGCAAGAACCTCGTCGAGTTGTTCCTGAGTGGTGACTATATTCATTGCTCTCCTAAAGTAGAGTTAGGAGCCCGGAGAGAAAGGAGGTAAAGACCGGGCCCCCAACTAGTTAGACTGGATTAGTTACCGGCAGCAATCTCTTTTGCAATCTCGGCAAGTTCAGCACGTGTGGACATGTAGAGAGCTTCTTGTCCTAGTGGCTTCATTGTCTTGATTAGATCGGCGCAAGCAACTGGATCAAGATTCCAGTCTTCAGCGAGGTCACGCTCCTTTACAGGAACGACCGAATATGTTGTCTTTGTACCAGTACCCGACTTGCTAACCGCAAAGTAAATGTCTTGGCGGTTAAGTGGGCCTGTCTTAGGATTTGTAGCAAGCTTTTCTAGCTGACCACATAGGCGAATACCTACTGACATCAATTGAACCTGTGGATCTTCATCCGATAGGTTAAGAACAGTCCAAGCAAACTTTTGGTCTGGCTTGCTGCCAACAGCAGTTAGTGGATCATTTTCTTCCAAGGCAATGAATGACTTCTTACCTGGACGGTTAACCCAGTGTTGCTTATAAATTAGTGGTTCATCTGAAATGAACTTGATAAGCTGAACATCCTCATCAAAACGGAAGTCTGTAGCAAATGCCTTAGATGATTTCTCGATTGTTGACTTAGCTGCTGCCCAGCCCTTTTGAATTGCAGAAGAACGCTCTGGGACTTCGTTCTCATCTTCTTCTGAGAAGAGTTCGACCATCTCTTCTTCTGTAGGTGTTGCGTACTCATCTACGTTAGGTACGTCGTTCTTTACTTTTAGTGATGCGCTCATGGCGATCCTCTTTCGGTTGTAGGTTGATATCTGAGATCCTGATGGATCTTTGCGATAGGTGGTTACTCAGTCTCTTGATCGTGAATCTTCTTCCAAGCCTCTGTCAATTCAATTGACAGTTCTGGATGACGATTCCAATCAACTCTAGGTGCCCCGATAAGGCCTCTAGCGTGGAATTGTTTGACAGTCTCTTCGATCATTGCCTTAGAGTACATACGCCATCCTGGCTTCTTTACTCCATCAACAATCATTGACTTTAGGCGATAGGGTGCACGTGGTATATAACCTTTTCGTTCCCAAAGCCTTACAGTGACTACCGGTCTTCCTAGTGCTTGGCACAATGCACCAACACTATAAAGCTCTACCGTTTTTCCATTCGGTAGTTTTTTTACCTGTGGATCTGCATCCCAGGATCCTAAATTCGCCGGCTTCTTTGGTTTTACATCTGGATCTAAGGGGCGGCGTTTATTCCTAGAACCAGGATAGTACTCGTCTAAGTCCGCAATGAACTTATCTAAGTTATCTTCTGGCATAGTTATCCCTTAGGTGTTAGAAACGCATATGAGACTTTCTTAGGAAACATCTCATCAATCTCTTCTTCAGTGAGGAGTCCATCATAGAGACAAGCCATTACTTCTGCTTCGTCTAGGACAGGAACTTGCTTAAAGCAACGATCATATAGACCCTTTTCTCTAAGGATCTTATCGGCGGTTAATTCATCAAGGCCTTGAGAAACTTTACGTTGGCGTTGTAATGAAGATACGCCTTCTACAGTCTCAGGTAACTTGTACCATAGATGGCCTTTTTCATCTGGCTCACCCTCGGTGTCTACCAGCTCTACTAGGTCTTTTTGTATTTCAGTCTTAGCACTGACAAGGTCATCAATGCGACCTTTAAGTAGCAAGAACTCACGAACTTTCCCGACTAGATCGGGCTGTTTTGGATCCTCTTTGTGAATTACTTTCGGCATCAGTTCCCCCTCTACCGTTAGTATAGAGGATTATTCTAGAGATTGCAAATCTGTGTCAATATATGCTTTTAGGGCCTCTACGATCACGTCTGTGACGGTACGGCTGTCATCGGCTGCTTTGATCTTGACAGCAGACCAGAGCTCATCTGATACCCGGATGGTGCGGGTTGGGGTCTTCGGTGCGTTTGGCATAGTAGATAAAGTTTAGACCGAAACGTTCTCTAAAAAAGCCCTAAGTGTGCCAACAGTTAAATTAACACCGCCATCAGCATTTATACCCTCACCATCAATGATGGCATTAGCTACTGACATCTTCTGAATCAACATAGCGTGCTGACGTTCTTCTATAGAACCTTCGATAAGAAAATCCTGAATGACGATACTAGGCCAAGTCGAAGAAGCTCTACGAATTCGCCCATTGCGTTGGAGAGCCAAACCAGCATTCCAAGGCAGGTCGTAATTAATAAGAAGATTAGCTTGAGGAAGGTCAACCCCATATCCGCCAGCATCGCTACTAACGAGAATACGACAATCAGGATCAGTTTGAAAATACTTCTTAGCAGCCTCTTTAGCTTTTGCATCCATTGCTCCTGTGTATCCGGCTGACATATAAGTTATCAGCGCTTCTCTAATTAAATAAACCATATGTACATAGCTAGTAAAAATAACAACTTTATTAGCCGGATCTTGATCTAAGAAGTTTTGTACGTACTCTTTAAGAGCACCAAGCTTTGGATTCTTAGTTAACTTATGCAGCATTTCTTTCTCATCTAGCTCAGCTACATATTTAGAACTCGTTTTTGATTCTAATAGCAAGTCCCCATGATCACAGAGCATTCTCAGGGCAGTTAGCTTAGACATAACCTTGCCCTTGAGAGCATCCATTACAGGGTTAGATTTCTCTCCTGAATAGTGAGTAAATAGGTCGAAAGATGTACCAAAAGAGTCTACGGCCTCATCCAAGTCAGCCAGGATCTCTCTAGCGATGTGCTTATATAGCTTGGCACTATGGCTATCAAACTCAACCAGAATAGGCTCTGCAAAGATAGTATCTGGAAGATAAGGAGCAACATCAGGATCCTGTTGACGCTTGCGTACAGACGCCGTAGCAAGTTTAGAACTAAGCGTAGAAAGGTTGCGGTAGCTTTGTACACCACCGAAGTGGTTACGTACAATAAAGGTCTTATCAAACAGATCAAAGCGTCCTAGTACCTTAGAGTCTACAAACTGCATGATGCTGTACAACTCTTCAGGCTTACCGTTTTCTACTGGAGTACCGGTGAGAGCAAATCTAATAGGGCTCTCTAATTGCTTGACGTGTTTGGATCGTTTTGATCTAAATGACTTAATTGCTGTGGCTTCATCGCATACGACGAATCCCTTTGGAAGCCCTTCAACTCCGTCGTCCCAGTCGTTAACAATTTGCTCATAGTTGAGAATGATATGCGTGTATCTTCCTGAAAGGGCTTCGGCGTACTGAAGCTGCCGTTGTTTCGACGTTCCGTCAATAACCAGCGGATTTCCATTATCAGTGAACTTCCTAATCTGTTCTGCCCATTGATACTTCAATGAGGATAGACAGATGATGATACCAGGTTCCGCAGGTGCAAGTTCTTCAAGTGCAGCGATTGTTAGAACAGTCTTACCTAAACCAAGATCATATGCAACAAGCATTTTTTTGCGTGCGACCATAGCCTCAACGGCTTCGACTTGATAAGGTAAGAGTGTCCCAGTAAACATTAGAGGTGAGTCATCAAGGTTGTCTTAACTGCAAACTCTAGATCTTCTAGTGAGCTGTTGTTGTGGACATAGGCATCGAACTCCCAGTTGTCCATATCATGCTCTGATACATGATCATTGACTGCCTTTACCCCATTACGCTCTACACGCCATATCTGTGCGTTGCCTTTTCTAAAAGGGGACTTAAGTGCTTCAGCCTCATTTTGAAAGCGAACATCCGTTATTACATAGTGTCCGTCACCCACTGTGCTAATAGCCTTATTAATCCAAATGTCTGAATCAATAACAGTTCTAGCACCTACTCCCAATGCCTGAAGTAAACGACGGACTTCAGGTTCTTGTTTAGCAACATCCCAACCATCTCGGTCTACAACAGTTTTTAAATCCCATCCCCCACCGTCAAACTCAAACCCAACTATGGGATTCATTTTGTATAGAAGTTCACGAATAGGGTCAGCAAAAGCTACACGAGTAAACCCGTGATTTTCTACTAAATAATTAGCTACAGTGTCTTTACCTGACTGGGCGTACCCAGATAGTCCAATGATCATACAAATGCCCTCTCTCCAAATACGGAATGCTTAGCAGTATCTACTCCCAGTATAGCCGATTCTCTATCCATATCGCCAATGTCTTTATCTTCGGTTGTATAGTTAAAGAACTTACACTCTAGGCCGTTATCTTTTAATCTGTGCAACATATCTTGTGAGGCCTTGAGGCCTGCAGGATCAATTTTAGGATTATCAAACGCAACGATCAAGCTATCTGCTGAACGCATAAGCGATAGCTGGTCTACGCTGAAGGATGCTCCGTAAGTAGCTACGCCTCCGGTAATTCCCAATGATAATAGCTTTACGCAATCGAGTGGCGACTCAACTATGATCATAGGTCCAGACTTATAGACATCAAAGCCAAAGAGAGTTTGAGACTTCTTGACTCCTGTAGGCCTGTTACGAAAGTTGCGATTACGTTGTCCCTTTTCCTGCCAGCCCATTAGCTTGTTTGAATACGGGTGGCGGATAGGTAGGATCCATGAATCAGAACTTGTATCCCAGAGGACTCCGTAGGCCTCAACGGCCTCTACAGTCAATCCTCGGGCGTCTAAAGCCCATTGTGGAGGCGATGAGAAGATAGCCAAGCGAGCTTCAGACATCTCTACGACTCGTGGGATAGGAACATACGAATTCTTAGCTTCCTCTAGCTGTTTTACTAGAAGTTCAAAGTTAACCTCGATATTTTGACGCAACCAGTCTTTGGCAGCATCAAGATCAAGGCGATCCCACTCTGTATAGAACTCATTGACTTCTGCAACAAGTGTGAAAAGGTTTCCCTTGTACCCACAAGAAAAGCAGTGGTGAACTCCGGTATCAGCATTGATTGACCACGAAGGGTTCGAATCCTGACGACCGGTACGCTCTAAGTGCATTGGGCATAGCCCAAGAAGCTCATCAGCTCGCTGGGATACTTCAATGCCCATACGAAGCAAAGCCGTTTCTACATCGCCCTCACGATACATTAGTCCTCCAACATCATATTAACTCCAGGCATAGGTGCTGTTGCAAGAGTGCCACACTCAATGCACTCCATATCTTCGAAGTAAGCGGCTACTGCGCCTTCTTCATCCCAACTTACTTTTAGATTCCAAACATAACAACCACACGGACAAACCATCGTAGGTTCTCCACGCACATCCATAGCCTGAGTGTAATCAGGCTTTACATCGTTGATGTCTTTGATTGTCGTAACCTCTTTCTGTCTCTAGGAGTTGTACCGCCCCAGATACCATCTAGGTTCGAGGTCTGCATTGCATACTCTAGGCACTCATCCTTGATCCAGCAGTTACCACAAATGGTTTTAGCTTTTTCAACAGCCTCTAAGTCATTGTAATACTCTGGGAAGAAGAGATTAGGATCCTCATCTATACAGAGCTGTGTTCCATTAAAAGGATTGAATTTCTGTGCCAAAAGCGCCATATTCTTCAAAGCGTCCACACTCCCAATCCCACATTAAGTCAGTGGTCGCAGGACCAGAGTTACGGCTAGCTACAATACGTAGTTCACGAGAAGAGTCATCTTCCTCGTCTTGTTTCTGTAGACCCAAGATAACATCTGAGTCTTGGAAGAATGAGGATGAGTAACCGATAGAGTCTGCGCTTACTTGGCCCTTCTTCATCTTCCACAAAAGAACCTGAGTAGAGATAACTACAGGGATCTCATACTTTTGAGCCACACGCTTTAAGTCACGAGTGATTTGAGTAAGAGCTCTAGGAGTTTCTGTCTCTCCGGACTTCTCATCTTCCATAAGGTATACGCCATCTACGAATACGATATCTGGGCGAATCTTTTCAATCTTTGCCTGTAGGCCAGAGACTGTGCGTGCAGCTACTGAATCAGTAAGATAAAACTTTTGCATGGTCTCCATTTTCTTAAGAGCTGCTTGGTATCTGCGATCCTCATCTGGATTAAGTTTTCCACGAGTAAGGCGGGAGTGTGCAATGTTTGCACGCATAGCATCATGACGATGCTGCTGTTCAAGGTTCGTCATCTCAAAAGATTGAAACATCGGTACGTGACCAGCTTCATGTACGTTAACTGCGATCTGCATAGCTAGAACAGACTTACCTGTTTTAGGTGGAGCAATGATCGTAATTAGCTGACCGGGCTGTAGACCTGCAGTAGCTTGATCAATAGTTCTAAACCCAGTGCCGTAACCTAATAGGCCACCATCACGGGTCTTAATATCAAGATACTCTTTATAGCGCTGTTCAGTATTTGCAGTCAGGTCAATGTCTGAACTCTGGCTAACACCTTCATCAAGAATCGTAGCAACACCTTGGCTCATCTCAATGATGGCCTGATCATGGTTGCCGGAAGCAACTAGCTCGGCAGCAGTCTGAACTACCTCGATAGCTTTCTGACGTCTACGATACTCAAGCAGTTGATCTATAAGGTACTCAAGAGAGTCTTCAACTGCTAACAAGCGGTAAGTAGGAAAGTTATCTTTGACCGTTACGGCTGTAGGAACTTCCTCATATTTAGTCCAGTGTTGTCGGATGAACTTCCACACTGCTCGGTTCTCTGCTACGAAGAACCAATCATCTGAGATCCCAGCCTCCATGGCTGGTCCAATATCACGAGTACGGACTACTCTAGATATCAGCCTCTCTTCGTTATCTGCTGCCATTAACTTGCCCCACATCCATATACCAGTGCCCATAGCGTAGACCACGCTCGGGTATATCAATTACGTGCCGTACTTCTGGTCTGTAAGGTAACTCAGCCACAAGATCAGCTACAACGTTATAAGCCGTTGCATAGTTGAAAGGGTTAGTTCCTAAGTTGTCTAGATCCTCTAATACTTCATCCATCTCTTTTTGCGTATAGTCAAAGCCGACTAACTCTAGAGTGAACTCATAGTTATCTCTAAATCTCCAGAAGGTTGCTAAAGCAATACGACTGTAGGAATACTCTTCATCAGGAACTGCGATTCCGAGAATTCGTTTAGTAACTTTATTTCTATCAACAAGACAATCTAAAGTTACTAGGACACGTTGAGGTATTTCATTTGAGATATCGCCCCCACGCATGTTTACACTACTTCTACTCGGCCATACTTAAATAAGAACTTACGAAACGAACTAGGATCTAAACGAGCCTCTTCGCTTTCCTCTGCGGAAGCTTTGTTAGAAACTTCTACGGGATACACGCCGTCATTCTCTAGCATCTTGCTCTTTACGAAGCGTGTGTGCTTGCATTGACTTCTAGAAGAATATCCAGGACAGTCGCAGCGCAACCTTGCGGAGTCTAGGTTGATCTGTACCTCGTGAACTCCGGTATCAGACAAGAAGATCTGTGTGGCTTGCCAATCGCTCATTGTTTTATCCATTCTTTCTACGATCCCCCTTAGGTGCTGTAACAGCTATCGGCACGAATGCTTCATTTATAAAACTTCCCATTGGTGTTCCATAAACCTGACCCCACTGAGCTAACGGAACGTTAGTAGTGATAATCGTTGGCAGACCAGCGTTGAATCTTGAGCGGATCAATGCGTCGAACTGATTTTCAGCCCACTCACTAGCAGTTCTATATTCCTTGCCTAGATCGTCTAGTACAAAGAATGGTACATTGGTTAGTATATCCGAGTCACCATATAGGCCGTCAAGTTGACGCTGAACGTCCTCATCAAAGTTGCTGAACTGTGACTTCTGAATCCTTAGAAGCTTTGGATAGTCCATAAAGACCCCCACATTCTTAGGATAGCGTCCTGGGCTACCTAGCGCTTCCGGAGACATACCCCTAATTAGGCTTTGTAAGGCCGTAGAGGCTAGAGTAGTCTTGCCATGACCTGGCTCTCCCACTAGCACCATTCCGACCCCGCAGAGGGGGCTTGTAGGGCTTTTTAGAATCTGTCCATCTACAACGTTCTTGATCCAGCGCTGTATGAGCTTAGATTCATCGGTCTCCTCTAGGTCTGAGAACTCTTTGCCGAGAGTTTTCATTGGGATACCAGAGTTCATAATCTGGTGTTTGACACTTGGTGCAATTTTGTCTAAATCAAACATTTACTCTCCCCCTAGTAGTCTTAACATCTTCTCTTGCTGGGCCTTGAAGTCTTCATCCTCGTATACGACAGGCGCATCGTTCTTTACTTTGCCCTGTACGACTTGGTAGTAGGCGAAGAAGCGTTGCCATAAAGGCTTGCCCGTCCCTACCTCATGCATGTTGCGTGGGTCGTTAAAGAACATCCGCATCGCCTTGAGGATCGTATAGCGGTCTGTACCCTCGCCCACATGCTTGTTAATCCAAGTCGCTACGTACTTGCTGTTAACCTGCGAGGACATATTCGGGGCAGCCTTGTTGGCTAGCTCGTAGAACTCTGCGACCAGATCGTTGGTAGACCAAAGCTCTTCCGGCGTGTTGATACGATCTCGGGCAGCGTGTTGAGCCTTAACAGGCTTCTTGTACTTGGCGTTGAGCCGGGCCTGATGGTCTTCGACCTTTCCGACAGCCCCCACAACATCCTCACCACGCATTGCTGCTAGCCGTCTGATCTGGCTACGTGATTGTGGCTGAGTCTCTTCACCGTCTAGATCCCATCCCATGCTTTTCTCCTTTGAGGGGGCGATGCCCCCTATAGATACAACTACGTTAGTAGTTGTATCTATATTAGTATTAGTATTAATAGCTTCTAGACTATTAGAAGATAGGTGCCCGCCTTTGCCGTGACCTGAAAATGGCATGTCGGTGCCGAGCAATTTCATGGCCTCTTCGGTGAATTTGAGTTGCGAAATCCACTGGCCGTTATTCTGCATACGGACAGTTCGGATGTACCTTGCTTCCTTCAATTCATTAATGGCAGATTGAAGAGCGTCCCGGCCTTCCAGGAACTCGTTGCTATTCTTCAAGTCATCTGCGGACAGCACTTTACCCTTTTCAGCATATAGCATGAAAAGAGCACGAGCCTTTAGTGATAATTTTGGATTTGATAGAGCTGCTAACATTTACCCTCCTACTGTTAGTTTAGCGTCTAGGTATACGGTTTGGCAAACCACGAACAGATCTTGGGTTTACTCCCGTGAAAAGCTGTTCGACAAGGTATGACAAAGTGAGCCCGACAAAAGTCGCAGCTAATGTGTAAACGGTGAGATATTTAACTCTCGTGTCTAGGTTTAGACAAAATAGCAAAGAAAGTATAAGTGAGGCTAAACCTCTCCATTTACCTAAATTGATGATCAATCCTTCTATTGCAGTTAGCAAACATGCTGCTGCAAGCCCTGCCAATATAACTGTTGTCATACTGTTAGTTTACTGTCTAAAAACTGCCTTGTCAATATCGAAGCCTTGACCCGCAGAATAACCGCTTGTAGGAGTGCAGCTTACGATGATGATTGCATATGCTGCTCCAGTGATAGTGCTTACTGGGAACGTGTTAGCGAGGTACGCCCAACGATTCAACACATTGATGTTGGTCGTTGCATCGCGTCCAGTAGGAGCAAGTGTATTAGCTGCACCAGTATCATCTACCGATGACGCAGTTAGTAACCCGGTAATGTTATCTGTGTACACTGGGATAGCTACGTTATTTGCGTTATACCAAGCAACGCCGAGAGTATACGAACCAAGAGATGCAGTATTAAACGGACGAATAGCTACAGAGCAATAGAATCCACCACTAGGTTGTAGGTAGATCTTGCTTGTTTGAATTCCAAACCTAGGGCTTCCAGAGGATCCCGCAGTTGTTACTGCTCCATATGCTTGACCGTGAGTAACTGGGTCATTAAGTAATGTTCCTCCAGCAACTACTCTTGCGAGTGTTGAGTTAACGCTCTGCCATGTTCCAAGATCTTGTTCAAAAGAAGATGCTGGGAATAGTGAGTTAGGCAAGTCTTGAAAAGTATCGGTTGGATCCCCAACGTTAATTCTCCAGCTACTTCCTAGAGGAAAATAGTTTCCTACTGTATTGGTAAGACGTGAAAGCTTTACAACACTGTTATTAAAGTATGAACTCTTTCCACCATATGGGCTTTGAACCTTTGCTGCATATAATGATTTTGCTGTATTTAATGGGTTTATAAGTGCTCTTGTAGTTGATAGCGTAGTATCTGCATAACCATTAATAATACGTCCATAGCTAGCTTGGCAACCATCAATATGAAACGAGGTCGAGGTAGACCCTGAAGTATTAGTTATAGAAAGACTTACAGGTACCGTTGTTTGTCCTGGAGTTAATTGAATAACTGATGAGATCTCTGTCCAGTTAACAGCTTCGGTAGAAGGTACTGTATAGGTTGTACCGTTAAGTGTATATGTCCCTACAGCGCCATTAACATATGCAGAAACATAGAAGTCTTCGCCACCTGTTGCTGCCCAAGGCAGGTATGCAGTTGTTGTGACTGTGCCTGTAGTGGTATACGATAACTTTCCAAAGTGTGTTCCAAACAATGGGCTGTATGCACCATCAGATGTTACAGCTGTTAACGTACCACTAGTTGCTGTCCAATCTGTTGTGCTTAGCTCAAAAGAAGGGTTGTTAAAATAGTTGTAGACACTCTTAGTTTCCCAATAACAATCTGCAGGTGCATAGTATGGCTGTGTTGTTGGGTCTGTAGGAAATATTCCACCGCTTCCACCAAAGTATTGAGATGGAGAATACACTTCTTCGGCTAACACGCCATCTATCCAATACTTATCATTAGCCTGGTTGTCAGAAAAGTAAATAGAGATCTTTGCTACAGGGTTTCCTACATCCACTGAGTATGGAGAGGTAAGCGTAGTTGCAAAAAGTTGTTGAGGTGTTCCACTCAAAGTTACTGCTGTAGATTCTACATAGTATTCTGTTGTTGGGTAGTAAATTCCATTAGAATCTTGAAGCAGTGTTGTTTGAAGTTCTGCTGTTGATTGGTTTGTAAACTCAACTCTTAGTATGGCGGTGCGTGCAGCAGATCCTGAAACCCATGCACTAAATGTCATAGTAACGTCCGGGTCTACAGCGATCCAATCACTTATATATGCAGCTGTACCTGTAGCTGTAGATGTTAATCGGCAAGCTCTAGTACCGTGAACAATTGCAGGAGTATTGCTGCTATCTGCAAGAAGAGTTCCGTTTAAAGCAGACCAGTCATACGTACCTAGTTCAAAGTCAGGATTAGAAACATAGTTCTCTCTATCGCCTGCCACTCTAATGCTTGTCTTTCTGGCGTCTTCATATTCAAAGCTTGTGTGGTATTCAGAGAACATAAAGAAGTCAAAGGCAAAGCGACTTGAAGAAGAAGAGGACGGGGTAACGGTTATCGTTACTGTAGCAAAGTATGCATTAAGCGGGGCCAACTGACCGTTTCTTCCGGAGTCAGACTTTGTCGTAAATTCAGACCAAGAAGCTGTCGTTGTTACTGATGTACCGGCAGACGTAGTACTTATCAAAGAACCGTACATGTTGTACCAGCTAATAGTTGCACTTACTGTAGCTGCATGGTCTAGGTGTTGCACCCAACCGCTAAATACATATCTTGTATTTCCTACAATAGGTACGCCATTAAGAAGCGGACTAACTGAGCCGCTAACGCCTAATGTTACTGGGGTCGTAGCTGCAGTCGTTAGCTTTCCAAAACCAACAGCACGAGGTGGATAAGCAGTTTCATAAAATGCTGGGGGAACAGTAAGACCAGAACCTGAATACGGTGCCTGTACCCATGTACCGCTCGAAGCAACCCAACGTCCTGTTGACTCTTCAAAAGAAGAATCATTATAATCAAGAAGAAGGTTGTGTCCTGGTGTAGAGTCGTTAGACCAGTGAGTTAGTGCGGAAGTATAGATACTAAGTCCTTGAGGGCTTCCTTTATACTTATTAATAA